CCTATATTGGGGAGTTTGACCGGCATCCCCGTGTATTTTTTATTCCCGATAGGTCAGTTATTGAATTAAAAGGAAATTCTTTAGCATCTTGCTATGTTCCCGGCTCACCCCCTATTACCGTAGATATTTACAAGGCTAACACTAAGAATTACATATTTTCCAAAGCACTTTCGGCAGATAACAGACTTACATCTTTTGCAACGAGTTTAACTGCGGCTACAGAAAAAGGTGTATTCTTTGAAAGTGGCGTGGATATTTCCGATAACACTTCTTTGACGAAAACTTCGGTTTCTACTGATGATAAAGCGATTGGCTATCATATCAATGACCCTACAAATATCAGCAAAGACGAAGCATTCCAAGCAAGGCTCTCCGATGGAGATTCAACTTTCTCTACTTTTGATACGGTGAATACTCTTGCTGACTTTACTGTTGTTTCAACTACAAAGAAGGACGGTAAGACGATTATTGAGTTGGCCCCCTATGTTCCTATTACTCTAGGCAGAATGGAATACAACGATGCAGATGAAACCGAAATTACCTTTTCTTCTTGGGGTGTTACTACCGGGTCAATTACAAAATCCTCCAATCAAAGATACATTGAATTGAGTGGTAATCCGGGCTTCTACGGGGATGAAGGTGAACCTATTTACATCAATGAAGTATTTGCAGGATACATTACCCAAGTAATCAAACCTAGCACTACTGCGAATTGGCGGGTGTATGTTGACCGTGCAGTAGAATACAGTAGCGGCGATACAGTCAAGGTATTGGACCAAACTTTGCTATCTACAGGTTCAACGGGTGGCGGAGAAAGGACAAAAGAAACTCACGACCTCTATTTGGTGAATGGAGCGCACCTTCATGGAGGTAAATTTGTTGCTCTCATCAACAGTTACTTTGCTGATGGTGTTCCTCATGTGATGAATTTTCACATTGAACAAGGCCTTACAACCAACATTCATCGTCACGGCTACCCGCTCTATAGAATTCACCATTTTGAGAAAGGAGTTTTTGATTATATTTCTTCTCCGGTTAATAAATCAATCAGCAAAGAAGATTCTAATTATTACGAAGGAGGTAGTAAACTAAAGTATTACGGGGTTTCTTACAAGATTAATCCAGCAAGGCTCTACGAATCTTTTACTTTCTACGATGGAATTATTGGTAGAAATCTAATTCAAGGTTCTTCGCATCAACATATGCCTGTTGAGCGTCGTGGTAATCATCCTGCTAGTGGGTCGTTGTATTTTGATTACAATATCTTTGAAAGTGGGCATAGCAAAGATGTGGTTGTTTCTGGTAGCGAACCCGATGTTCCGCAGTTTTCATCCATTAACCGATACCGACCTAGGGATATTCTACAACAATTTGACCCTAAAGCACAACGCTTGTTTTTGTTTGCTACTTCAGACCTTTTACCTTCTTCTAGCAAGAGAAGTGATAGTATCTTTAACTCCTCCGTGATTACAGAGAAAGAAGACCTGTTAAATTTCAAATTACTACTTTTGAATAATTCTTCTTCTGATTCGTATTCTGTTGCCCAATCCAATTTCAGTTCAACCGGTTCTTCTGTTAAAATGACGGACGAGAATTACGAAGATGCTTCTATTATTGAAGTTGACCGTGACATTACAAAACTAATGAAAACGGGAATTATGCGACTCACAGAAGTTGTCTTTGATTGCGCCTTCAATCAATTCAATCCCGAAAAGCCTCCTAAGTCAACAAAGACGCTTCCTCAATTTATCTACTACTACCATGAGGTTTCTTCTCTTGGTGTTACCGTTTCTAGTTATGGAACAAACGAAATTGAAGTCAGTTCTGCAATTACAGTAGCAAATAATGAGGTTCTCATTGATGATGAGGGAAATCTCATCGGAACTGCGAATGGCGCACAATCAAGTGTAACTACTGTTTCTCTTAACGCAAATCCTATTCCTACCGATAGCGGTAGTGAATACACAGGGACTCTCTACAAAGCGACAGTTAAGAAAACTACAATTAAGGGTCATGGGGAAAAGGACTCTCTTCTTGAATTTGAAGAGAATATCAATCTATTGAGAGGAACTGTTCTCAATAGCAGTTATGCCCCTAGTAATTTCTCTACAGTCTTTGGAAATGCCATCAATAGTCCCGGCGGAACTGCGGCTACTCAAAAATCCCACTTGATTCTTCCTCTGAGTTTCAATGATGAAGACGAGATTGGTAATTCAGTTGACGGACACCCTAGCCTTTGGTTAAAGAAAATTGACTCTCTCCCGGACTCCGCCGGTAGTAGAGATTCATTCTTGGATTCGCAACTACACGGGGTTTTCCTAGACAGATATGATGTTGAAGACGGTCTTCGTAGTAACAACGGTCTTAGCCGTGGGACGGCTTTCCCTGCAAACTACAACACTCATTTACGAAAATACGATAACGACATTACTACTTTGAATATGGGACTTCGTAATGATTACGACTTCTTGTATTTTGAAGGCCCTTATGGTGATTCTAGAACTGCAACTTCCAATGATGGTGAAGGGGTTCTCATCGGATTTAAGTTGCGCCTTGCTATTAATTACGGCCTCTCAAACATTACCCGTTCTACGCAATATGGTCCGGGCGGAAAAACTCTCTACAAATACACAATCACTTCCGAACCTGTTCTAGATTACATCAAAGATTTAACCGGTTGCTATTTGGTATCCGAAGAAGGCACGGTATATGGGGAAGACGATAACGGAGCGGCAGTCCGGGTGAATACTAGCACACCTACCCCACCGCAAGGCATCAACAATGTCATGCCCGATGATGTAGGATATGTTCTTTCACATGAGATTGATAGTAGTGATTCTACATTGACGCACATTCTCCTCGTTGACGCAGATTTGACCAACGGATACTACAGAGTAATGCAACCGAATGAAACGGCATTTTACGAATTTACGCCAAACAGAATCAAAATGAATACGCTTTCCAGCGAATACACGAAGGTTCCTTATGAAAATAAGACATACGATGTGACAAGAGATTACCTCTTTGGATACGGCTCCGGTGGTCGTGACTTCAATAGTGTAAACAATGCGGGACACAATGAAGCCGTCCTTTCCATGTATGTTCTTGTGGACCCCGACAGGCAAGACATTGACACCAATAGAAGCGAATTGGTTACGAGGACCTTTGGTTGGTCGCATTATGTGTTTTCCGGGGATGCGTTTGAATACACAAAACAGTTCAGCGTGTGTTTAGCCGATGGTGAAACGACCTACAAAACAAGTCTTGTAGCAGAATACCTTAGCAATACGAGAGGGGCTTACATTGAATTCGGTGAAATGCAGGAAATGAATGGTGTCGTTTCAGTTTCGGAAATGATTACCATTACCACTTCCAAGAATGTTTCAATTAACCCCAAGAGGGCAATGATTGGTTCCGTTGTTTCTATCGCCAATGAAGCAGAAGATATTCTCAATGACCTGTTTGAATCCAATGATTTGGAATACGAGTTCACGGATACAAATGATTACCCTCTATTCCTTGCCCCAAACTATAAGAGCGTAGACTTGTTTTCAGCCATCAATTATGTTCTTCAGCGCAAGAAAAAGGTATTGATTTACGAAAACGACAAGTTTACTGTGAAAAATAAAGATAACTCTAGCCTTTATCCAAAGATTTTCTTGAGCGATTCCAATAACAAGATTCAGATTAAGGACTTCAACCGTTCAAGTGGTCTGTTTGACCTTTACAATGAAATTATTGTGTATGGTGATTCGCATGTTTCTACCAAACGAAACCTACGAAGTATTGACAAGATTGGCAAAAAGACACTTGAGTTTGAAGACAAGACTATCTTTACTCAAGAAGATGCAGATGAGAAAGCCATTGAATTGCTTAGGCAACATTCCAAAACCAATGAGAAAATTACGATGGAGATTGGCCATGTAGGATTGAGCCAACTCCGGGCAGGCGATACCATTGATTTGGAATTGACTCAAGAAGGTGTATCTAGAGGCCAATATCTCATCTTGGAAATGGAACATCAAATTGATGGATTCATCAAATTGGAACTTGGGCGATTCAGTAAGGGCTTGGAAGACAGACTCGCAGAAGTTCTCATTTCCACAAAACAAAATAGAGCATTCCTTCGCTCAAAGGAATTGGCTTCCGCCAACGAGAATGCATCCTTGCTGGACCTCATCAATGTGAGGGAACGAAAACTATTGGTGCAGACTCGGACCTCTTCGGGAGGAAGTTCTTTTAACATAGGTTTCGTGGAAGAAATTGGGTTTGATACCGCAATGGGCTTTGGAACTTCCGGGGCAAGTATTACAACCACAACTGTTAGGGAGGTGGAATATTGATTACCGATGAAGCAAGAGCAGACCTCGCAAACTACTTGAAGACAACTTACACCAAGGCTAGAATTGGATTAGGCGGGAACAGTAGCAGTCCTATTTCCGAAGACCTTGATGTTCCCATTTATGATGTAAGCACGGTCGTTCGTTCTCTTTCCGATGAGAATGTTGTAGATTTCAAATTCTCTGTGGCGGGTTCTGCAATCTCCGGATACACGATTCGTGAATTGGGTATCTTTGATGCGACATATTCCAAGATGCTCACACGGCTCAACTTTGAAGGGATTGGTCCCTTCTCATCGGGCGATGTGGACTTCTTTGTGACCATTGAGGTGGAGTGAAATGACGAGTAGCGACAATAGCGGAGGATTCAGCAGAATGGCGGTTGACCCCACATTAGGGGGTCTTCGTGACGGAACTGATTTCCCACATAGCGGCATCTTCCATGCTTTGAACATAGCGAGTGGGGGCAGTTATGCCGTGCTGGATGGGAACAACTTTGACATTACGCAAAGTGATTCATCGGGCAATACGCAGTTTGTTGTAGCGGCTGGTAGAGTGTTTAGAGATGGAGAATACCTTGCAGAAATCGCTACTGCTACCTTTACACAAGGGACTCCTGCTACCTTTGACGAACCAACGGCTGGTAATATGTATTACCTTCTTGTTGTAAACGCCAGCAATGTTTTGGAACTGAAAGATAATAACAGTTTAACGGCAGTAGATATTGTTCCTGTTCCTGCCGCAGGAGATATTCCTATTGCGGTTATTCGTTTGGCCGCAGGAGAAACTACAACTCAGCGGCATATTCAATTCTTGACTACCGGTAAAACAAGCAATTCAGTTAGTATTGGTTATCCTAGCGGCTCCAATTATAGTGAGCAGTTGTCCATCACAAGCGATGGAACAAATGTTGCTTTTGCTGGTGCTAGTAATAGTGATATTCAGTTTACGCCTTCGGGTTCGGGACAAGTTGATGTGACTACGGGTGATATGATTGTCAGCAATGGGAATTTTGAGGTTCCCAATGGATACTCGGAACTCACAGTAGTTAAGAGTGTAACTGATGGAGGGGCCGCAGGATTAGTTGCAGGAACTCCTGTTTATCCAACGAATTACGCCTCCGGAAAAATTATCGTGGATAAAGCCGATGCTACTCAAGCAGATGGAAAATACCCTGCGATTGGTTTGGTGTATGCTAATATCTCTTCGGGTGGTAACGGTAAGGTTGTCGTCAACGGGTTAACCGGAGATATTGGAGCGGCTTTGTTTGATGCTGGTTCCTATTCCGAGGGCGATGTGATTTATCTTTCCCCCAATGTTGGAAAACTTACGAACACTCGCCCCAATGCAACTACGGATATTGTTCAAAACATTGGTAGAATCGTTCATCTTAGTTCTTTTACTGCGGGTTCTTCGGGAACGGCGAAAATTCTAGTGCAGGGTTCGGGCCGTTCAAACGATGTTACGAACGATGGCTTTGTAACCACTAATGCTTCTTCTATTCCTAACTCTAGACAGATTACTGCTGGAACAGGAATTGCGCTTAACGATGGTGGTGCTGGCTCAACTCTTGAAGTTGTCAATTCAGCACCCGACCAAACAGTAAGTTTGACCGGGGCAGGCATTACCGAAGTTACAGGGACTTATCCCAACTTTACTATTACTTCCACAGAAGAAGATACATTAAATTCAGTAACAGGAAGGGGCAACACAACCACCAATAATATTACTGTTGGTAACTTAAGTGCCGGAGAAACTGATGTTGACGGATTAACGAACAGTAAACACTTGGTTGCATCTAAGAAAGAAGCCTTACTAGCAGACTTCCCTGTTTTGGGTGGTGGTCCTCCGATTGAAGATATGGTCTTCTATATCAATGAACCGGGGCCGTTTGGATTACCTGATGCCTCGGCTCATGATGGAACCGTTATTACGCTCAAGAATATCTATGCGGCGGCAGTAACGATTTCTTCTCTTGCAGGGCAACTCATTGATGAAGGCGTTTTCTCTCACGATGCAAGGCTTACTGCGGCCAATACCATTACTTTGGATAGAATGGAAAGCATTACTTTGCAGGGCGTCACAGATGCTTTGGCTACTTTAACAACAGGGTGGATGGTTATTGATACTGATAGCGACACAGATACCGATACGGGCATCCTAAATGTTGTTGAAGATACTACGCCACAATTGGGTGGTATGTTGGATGTCAACGGTAATTCCATTGGGGACGGCACTAATGAATTGCTCAGTTTTTCGGAAACAGCGAGCGCAGTAAATTATCTTGAAATTACCAATGCCGCCACAACAAATGACCCTAAGTTATCTGCGGCTGGTAGTGATACCAATATTGGTATTGAAATTGAATCTAAAGGAACCGGGCTAATAA